GTCAAGGAGGGCATTGATCGTCGGGCCTTGATAGGTTGATTCATACACCACGGAAGGCAGCGAGAGGACGACGTACGGGCCTGTGGTGCCCTCGCTCGCAATCTCTGAAAAGATGCTGCTCGTAATGGCGGTCACGCCACTCGACGCGAGTAACGCCGCCCTCGCCCCATCAATTAAGACATCGGGGTCAACGGCTCTCGGTTTTATCGCAATCGACACATCCGCCACCCCCCTTTTTCTTGCTATACAAGCGAAAATGCGGTATACTATTCTTCTACATATGAATGCCCCTCCGGTGATTGCGTCACCTTCGGGGCGTACACAGGAGGTCTCATCTCCCATGCCGAATCAGTATACCTATGAATCCACCGCCGCGCGTTTTTGGGCGAAGGTTGATGCGAACGGCGAGTGTTGGGAGTGGCAAGGCGCGACGGATCGCAGGGGATACGGGCAGATCGGAATCAATGGCAAGTTGCAAATAGCGACTCATGCCGCGTGGGAACTCGTTGCCGGCCCACTCCCCAAAGGTTTATGGGTACTCCATACTTGCGACAACCCCGCCTGCGTCCGTAATGACGACGAAGGCACCTACGAAGTCAACGGCATCCTGCATCCGCGCCGGGGCCATCTCTGGCTTGGCACGCATCAGGACAACATGGATGACATGGTGGCGAAAGGGCGATGGGGCGAGCGAGACAATGCATATCTGCGCGGCGATCAACATTATGCACGACGCCAACCCGAACTCGTTATGCGCGGCGAGAAGAACGGCCATGCGAGACTGACGGAGGCGGATGTACTGACGATCAGGGAACGACACGCAAGGGGCGATGTCACCCAAAGACAACTTGCGAGAGAGTATTCCGTCAGTTTTTCAACCATCAATGTCATCGTCAACCGCAAGCAATGGCGGCACATCCCCTAACCAGCGATTTCGCTGTAGATGGCGCTCGTGATGGCCGTGACCGCGCCAGAGGCGAGCAGGGCGGCCCTACAGCCGTCGATCAGCAGGTCCGGGTCAATGGCCCTCGGCGCGCTGGTGATGACCGGCACTAGACACCCCCGATCAATGCTTGCAGTTCGAGGAGGAAGCCGGGCACGTACCGCTCGATAGCCGGGCGAAAATAGGGCCGGGCGGCCATGTGCGCCGTCCCGTACTCGTTGAAGATCGCCCGTCCGTCCGGCAATCCCTCCCCGGCAGTTATATCCGCCGCGAACGCCTCAAGGTGCGCCGTGATCGTGTCCCGCAGGTGCGGCCCCTCGGGGCGGGATGGGCGATCATCGTAGGGCGCGAGGCGCTGCATCTCCGTGACGATTAGCGCGGCATATTTCGCCACGATTTCGGGGATAGCGGCGTACTTGGCGATCAATTCGTCAATGCCTTCAGTGCTGACCGTCGTGACGACGCTGCCTGTCAGGCTCATAGCGGTTCGGAGAGGAAGGCGGGGGCGTCGGTGATCGGGCGAATCTCGCCAAGCCACTGGCCGGGCTCGATCAGTACCGTCTGGAGGGGCGCAGGATCGTAAACCGTGTGGATTTCCCACACTTCCCTGCCGTCGCCAGTCGGGCGAACCGTGAGGGTTTTTACCGGATATGCCGGGTCGTAGTCAGGGAACGGCCCTGCGATGAGCGTGCGCGCGCTGACGCCCACTGGCGTGGCATAGTGATTCGTGCCCTGCGTTGCCAGCGTCATCATGCTGGTCGTCGCATTCACCTGCTGCCCCTGTACGCCCTCCGGCACGCTCTCGCGCGCATCGACGCCATGCTGAAGCGCAAACGCGCCCAGAGCGGCTCCTGCGGCGCCCACGGCACCTCTGAGCAAAGATCGTCGGTCCATCATTCCCCCTGTCTACGATAATCGCTTGCACACCGCTCGCACGGATGTCATGTACGTGCTTGGCGCGAGCGTGCCCATCACTTGCAGCGTGCCGCCTGCGTATGTGATGGTGTCCGTCTCATTGACCGCAGCATCGAATGGCAAAACGACAGTAAACGGCGTCACGTCCGTCAGCCGCGAGGCGATCAGCGTCTCCTGCGGCGAGCCGCCACTGGGCGCGACGCGACAGGCGTAGGTGGTGGTCGTCACCGTGCCGGGCTCATCCGAACCGTCAGGATTGACGGTGCCGGGGGCGGTGTGCGCGACCTGGCAGGTATCCGGCATCGCCCGTTCATCGAGGGCACGGAAGCGCGCCAGGCGGTCGTCGGGGACATACGGCGTGACCATCAGAAAAACCCAACTGGCGCGTACCGCCGCGCCTGCGCGAGACATTGCGCATAGGTCTGGCTCTCGCGCGCGCTCGGTCCACCGGGAATGGACGAATCCACCCGGCTGCTCGCCTTCTGCGCTTTGAGCATCCACGCCTCATACGTGGCATTTTTGACATCGTACAGTTCGCCCTCGAACGGCCCATAGTCGCGGAAGGCCGCCGTGCCGCTCGGCAGCCCGAAAAACCACGGGGTGCCCGTCACATCCATCACGAACGGCACGATACCGAATCCCCACCACGCGCCGCCCAGCGGATTGACCGGCCCGGTGTAGGCGGGCGCGATCAACCACTGGGGTTCCGTCGTGTCGCTCGTCCCGGCCAGGACGCAGATATACCGGCGGCCGAGCGGGATCGTGGGGACGATGATGTCACCCCACGCATAGGCGGTACTCGGCAGCCAGACGGAGATGTCGAGGCCATCCGTGAGGATGTCGGTAATCTCAGCATCGGTCAGGCTCGGATCGACATCGGGCGCGCAATTTCTCTTCACCTTCGCCAATGCGTCACTAAGCGATAGCATGTGCGCGCCCTCCGTCGATCACTTCTTCGCGGGCTTCTTCTCGCCCTCGTCATGCTCGTCTCCCGCCGCGCCAACGCCGCTGTTGAGTACCGGCGTACCTTCCGAGTCGGCTGCTTCGGCTGGTGCAGCATCACCGTCGCGCTTCGGGAAGAAGCCGCCCTTATGCATCGCCTTCAACTCAGACGCGCTGTACTTCGTCTGCGCGGCCGGGTCATCTGCCGCGACCTCGTTGCCGTAGAGATCGACGTACTTAAAGTCTTCGTCCTTGACCATCGGTGGTGCCTCCGTTTCTACTGGTTCGAGTGAGAGCGGCGTCCTGCCCAAAGGGCACCCGAGCGGCCCCGTATCATCGGGGTACGCCACGCGCCACATGTCGCCAAGACGTTCCATCAGGATCACCCCTCGTAAACGTCCACGATCACCGCACTCGCATTGAGCGCACTTGACAGTTGCACGAGCGTCTTCGATACATCGGTCGCGTGCGTCGTCACGGTCGGCGGGGTGCCTTCTTTCGTGCCACCCAGATAGGCCGCGATCACCGTGTTGCGTGTGAGGTTCCATGGCAATCCCAGTTGCGCGGTCGTGCCGTAGGCGACGGTTACAGACGTGCCGATCGCGGGCTGCGTGATGCTCGTCACCGTGGCGAAGGCGTTGACGGTGGTCTTCGTCGTCGCCGCACCGGCCGAGAAGGCCGGTGCCGTCTCCGTGAGCGCATTGCCGTTGATGTCCGTGCCGGTGATGATGCACGAGACAGCGGTGACGTTCGCGGTCGTGCCACCCGGCGTGAGCAGGATCGTGCGCGCCACATCCGGGTTCGTGATCGCCGTCGTGATAACCTGCTGCGCGCCCGTGTCCGAGACGGCGGCATGGACGGCGGTAGCAGTGCCGAGGGCGACATTGCCCGGCTGATACGAGTGGAGGGCGCGGGCCGTCTTCTCACGGTTGCGCCCCGCCTTCTTGTTCATGTATTGCGGCATATGACGCTCCTTTATGGCGTAGACGATATAGGATGCCAGAAGGTAGGCGACGGGGACGGTTCATGTCGGGACACGGAATCGAACCGCGTTTCTCCCGCCCTGATTTAGGGGGCCGGTGTCTTAGCCACCGTACACACCACCCGACAGCGGAACCGTCCCGTGTCGCGCCTACCACGCGCCGAGCGTTACTTCGATGATCGCCGCAGGACGCAGGAGGAAGAAGTGGGCGCGCAGTTCCGCGAGCATCGCGAGGATGTTGCGCACCGCCCAATCGCTGTGCTGATCGAAGACGTACATCTGCGCGGCCATCAGGTCGCCGAGCACGGCGGTCGAGAAGTCGCCGGTGTAGACGCGGCCGGATGGTACGGCCTGACTGACGATGACGGGCTTATTCCACAGGCGGGTGTTGTTGCTCGATGAGGGGCCGCCGAAGTAGAAGCGCGCCTCATTGTCGGTGGCGAGGTCGAGACCTTCGGCGTCCACCGGGCTGATGAGATAGGCGGAGGGCTCGACGAAGATCGGCGTCGTCTGCGCCTTGGTGATGCTCTTCCTGAGCGTCGTCAAGTTGTCCGTAACGAACGCCTGGGTGGAGAGGCCGGATGTGCCGTGGATGCCCTGCATGTCCGCGCCGCTGCCGTCGCCGCCGATCATCTCATCCTCAAGGCGCTGTTCGAGGCCGTTCATCAGGAAGGCATTGATGAGATCGCGCAACTGATTGGCGTCCGCGAGCGCCTGGCGGGTGATCGGCATGAAGTGCGCGATGGTCGCGGCAACCGACGTGCCGAGGGCGAGGGCGAGCGCCGATTCCGGCTTGATGCCGTTTGAGGTGGTCGTCGCCTCTGCCACTTCCACGGCGGCATTCGTGTACCCGGTGATCTTCGGGTAGTTGATGATCGGGCTGGTCGCCTGGATCACCGTCACCACGTCGCGCAGCTTGAGCGGTCGGAACGGCAGCGCCACAGTGGGAAGGTACTGCGGCTGGACGAACGCGCCGCCGGACGTGTTGCTGTAGACGCCCGCGCCGGTCGTGTTGCTCGTCACCAGCGTCTTGATCGAGAGGTCAGGGAGCGGGATCGGCGGCGACTGCACCATCGTGTCCTTGGAGGGCTCGCGGCCATTCGGGGCGACCATGTTGTGCCACGCCTTGAAGGTGTCATTGCTGACGAATGCCTCGCCTGCATTGAGGATCGGACGGAGAGCAGCCGTGTTCGCCGCATCACCGGAGAGGGCGTCGCCGCTGACGGCTCCGCTGTGGCGCATGTTACCCGCCGATTGGGTGAGCCAGGACTTCGTGGCGTCATTGGCGGTGCGCAGATCGGTGACTTCCTTCAGTTCGCCCGCCTCCTGCTGCCAGTCGGCAATGTTGTGGTTGAGGGTTTTGATCTCCTCACGCTTCTCCTTCGGGACGTTCATCTCCTCGCCCGCCGGGACGGTCTTCCAGAACTCATCGACCGTCTTCAGTGCATCGTTGATATTCTTGGTCAGTTCGACAAGGGTTTTACCCACGGTCGTTGCTCCTTTGCATACAAAAAGACCGACCCTTCGGCCGGCCCTGCATTCGATTCGCTGTGAGGCTGTCTAGCCCGTCATCCTCAGTTGCGCGCTCTGCAAGCGCAGCGATTGGGTCCGCAGCGCATCCAGTTCCTCGGCGTCCTTCTTGGCGTCCGGGTTGGTCGAGAGCAGCATGTCATTGATGGCTTGCAGGTGCCCCGCCATCGCATTGTGCGCCGTCGTCATGCCGGCATGGATTTGCGTCAACTTCGCGTGACGCGAGGCAGACATAGCGCGGCCCGCCTTGATAGCGGTCAGGTCACACAGGGATTCGGCGCGCGCCGCAAACCCTTCCATCGCATCTTGAACGATGGAAGCGTGGTCATCGAGGGTCATGCTTGCTCGAAGCCCTGCCCGCAATGCCGCGACATCGGCCTGCTTCCCGGCCATCATGCCGGACATTGGAACCGTGGGAGTATCGGCGGCGTCATCGTCGCCATCAGTGGCGGTGACGTAGACCGTCGTGCGCACGACTGATTCCGGCGTGCCCCAGACGACATCATTGCCGGGCGTGACCTTGTAGGGGATGCGGTAAAGGTCTTCCTCGTCCGCATAAATGAGGTTATCATCGTACACGTCACGCACATGCAGCCCCGGCCCCCAGGGGTCGCTGCCGTCGTCGTCGGTATCGGGGAAGTCCTCATTCAGTTCGTCACTGAGGAAGGCGCGCAGATCATCGTAGGACATGCCGCTCGGTAGCGCCTTCGCGGTGTGATCCTCGGCAGGCGGGGGAAACAGCGCATCCCGCAGGGACTTGATTGTGTAGGCGGCAGCGCGCGGCTCCGCTGGCGTCGGCGTCAGGCTCGCGTCGATACCGAGCGGCCACGTCAGAACCTCATGCACCGTGCCGGAGTCGGTTTTGATCGCCTTGCGGGTGACGAGGTGCGAGGCCGTGCCGCTCGACCAGCCCAACTTTCCATCCTCAGCCATCTTGTACACGGCCTTTTCGTACTCGTCGCGTAGGAGCATCTGGCCCTCGACCCACACGCCAACCTCATCTGCCTTCATGGTGACGTTCGTGAGGCGGCGCGTCTTGAGTGTGGCGTCCAGGCCATGCGCGTAGTAGACGGCGGATTTCATGCCGTCCTCTAGGCCGTAGTCGGTGTCTT